TACCGCGATGGCGTGCTGGACGAACGCGAAGGCGTGCGCTACTTTGGCGGCAACAAAGTCAAGCCCGCCGCATTTCAGTACCCCAACGGTTCACTGCTGATTGTGAACGGCCTGGACAAGCCGACCAAAGTGCGCTCGACCGAGTTTGATATCGCTTTTATCAACGAGGCGACCGAGTGCGCCGTCGAGGATATCGAGTTCGTGCGGATGCGCTTGCGCCGCGGTGTGCTGCCCTATCAGCAGTTGATGATGGACTGCAACCCCGACGCGCCGACGCACTGGCTCAACCAGCGCTGTAACGACGGCGTGACCACGCGCCTGCTCTCACGGCATGAAGACAACCCGCGCTACTACGACATCCGTACACAAGATTGGACAGCCGCCGGGCGCGACTACATCTTCGGCATTTTGGGCGGCCTGACTGGCGTGCGCCTGGCTCGCTACCGTTACGGCGTGTGGGCAGCAGCAGAGGGAACGGTATTTGAGGACAGTTGGGACCGCGCGCGCAACGTGATCGAGCGTGCCACCATCTCGGCGCGCCCGCATGACCTCTTTGGCGATTGCGGCATCCCGCGCGATTGGCCGCGCTATCTCGTGATCGACTTTGGCTTCACCCACCCGTTCGTGTGCATCTGGGCGGCGCGTGACCCCGACGGACGCCTGATCATCTACCGGCAGATATACCGCACGAAAGTCCTCGTGGAGGATCACGCCAAAGAGATTCGCCGCCTGTCGCGCTGGGGGCAAGACGGCGGCGATCCCTTGCCGCGTGAGATCATCTGCGACCATGACGCCGAGGGACGCGCCACGCTCGAACGCCATTTGGGTCTGCACACCACACGCGCCCACAAAGCCGTGCTAGAGGGCATACAGGCCACTGCCGCACGTTTCAAGCCCGCCGCCGACGGTCGCGCCCGCCTGATCATCCTCACCGGCAGTCTCGTCGAGCGCGATCAGGAACTGGCGCGTGCCAAAAAGCCGACTTGTGTGGAGGACGAACCCGACGGGTATGTCTGGCATAGCGGCTCCGGTTTTCGCGCCAAAGAGGAGCCGGTCAAGGAAGACGATCACGGCGTCGATGTATGCCGCTACCTTTGTGCGCGTTTTGACATCAAATCAACCGATATCACGTACAGCCACCGGGTGTACTAGAGAGGATATTAGCCCATGCTACCAACGCCCACGATCACACAACCGACCAGTAGCCCGACCGACGCCGTGCAGCCGGTTTATACTGTGACGGCAGCCGACAAAGCGCGGCAGGAGCGCATCGCCTTCGCCTGGAAAGCCTACGAAGGCCGCTTAGATCGCCCGCTCGTGCCGCTGCCCGGCGATCCCGACGATAACGTGCTGAGCAACCGCTGTCAGCAGATTGTGGATCGCGGCATCGATTTCCTGTTCGGCAAAGAGATCGAGATCAGCGTCAGCAGCGACGCGCCGGACACGGCTCAGGACGCGATTGACGCCGTGTGGGGTCGCAAAGAGACGCGCATCCCGCTCTTGCAAGACCTCGCCATGAACGGCGCGATGGCCGGGCGCGCCTTTTTGCGCATCATGCCGAACAAGGACGCCACGACCTTTCGCCTGATCACGGTTGACCCCGCCATCGTCAGCGTCAAGACCGCGCCGCAGGACTGCGATACCGTGCTGCTGTATCACATCGAGTACAGCGTGCAAGAGTCGGTCAACAGCAAGCCGCAGACCGTATGCTACTGCGAAGAGATCGCGCGCATCGATCCCGACGGCAATGCGCTGCGCGGTGCGCCCGACGACGACGATACGTGGCAAGTCAATCACTGGACGCGCGTCGGCGAGCGCGGCAACTGGACGCCTGACCCTGACGGCGCGTATGCCTGGCCCTACAACTTCCCGCCGCTGTTCAGTTGCAAGAACCTGCCCAAGCCCAATAGCTTTTGGGGAACGCCTGACCTCACACCCGACCTGATCGGCCTCAACAGCGCGCTCAATTTGGTGCAATCGTGCATCAACCGCACGGAAAAGCTCTATGGCAACCCGATCCTCTACAGCACGGGCGCGGGATCAGGGACAATGGATATCACGCCGGGCAAGATCGTCAACCTGCCGGAAAATGCCAAAATCACCGCCGTCGCTATTCCGACCGACGTGGTGAACGCGCTGGCCTTTGCCGCCAACTTGCGCAGCGACATCGACGAGCAATCCGGCGTGCCGGGCGTGGCGACCGGGCGCATCGCCGATTTGCCGCGCGGCACGATGAGCGGCATCGCTATCGAACTGCTGTTCATGCCGCTCATCAAGAAGACCGACAAAAAGCAGTGTTTGTACGGCGATCTACTCATCGCCGTGACCCAGGCCATTCTCACGCTCAGTCACATCGACGGCACGTTCACCGTCGAACTGTCCTGGCAATCGGCACTGCCCGACGACGACCTGCTGTCCGTGCAGGCGGCCATTGCCAAAAAGGAAATCGGCATCTCCGACGCGACGCTCCAGCGCGAGATGGGCTATGACCCTGATGAGCAGATGGCGCTGGCGCAAACGGAGGACGCGCAAAAACTCGCGGCCTGGTCGCGCGGGCAAGGGCTGCCGACGCTGCCGGAGGCGCTGCCCGGCACAAAGCCGCTGCCGATGCAACCGAAGCCGCTACCCGGCGCGCCCGCGCCAACAGCAACACCAACAACCGGAGGGCAAGCATGAGAACGATCAAGTTCAGAGCGTGGCATACGCGCGAAAAGAAAATGTATCCGGTGCGAACATGGTACTTCGATGCCGCATCTCATCAGATCGAACTTGAGGGCAAGCCGGTGATTGAGGCTTTTACCATCGGTGAAGACGTTGAGATCACGCAGTTCACCGGCCTGCTTGATCGCACTGGCAAAGAGATATGGGAAGGGGATATCGTGAGAAGTAGCAACGGCGCGTACATCTCCCGTATTGAGGATATCCACGCCTTTTGTGGAGAAACCGGCCTCTATGGGGATGACGCCGATGAAGTGGAAATCATCGGCAACATCTACGAAAACCCTGGCTTACTCGCAACAGGAGGAACGCAATGACCCGCCACCTGAAACTGATCCTGAGCAATGAGAGCCTGATGAGCCGTCTCGTCGATGCTGAGACGGGCGACGATATTGCCGGTGTAGGCGATATCGGCCTGGCTGTCGGCAAAGAAACCGGCTACGTGCCATTCGTGCATGTGATCCTCACCGGCATCGAGATCGAGGTGCAACCGGCGCTGTCCGATGCTGATGCCGACGCGCCCTATCTCAGCAAAGGCGGTGGCGCATGAGATACTGGTATGATACCGAATTTATTGACGACGGGAAAACGATTGACCTCCTCAGCGTCGGCATCGTTGCCGAGGACGGACGCGAACTTTCCCTGCAATCCTGTGAATGCGATCTTGAAAAAGCATCGTCGTGGGTAAGAGAGAACGTTCTTCCTCATCTTGAGATATGTCGTTGGGCAGCGGTTACACTTGATAGCCGCTCTCCCTGGCGGAACGATAGTCACTATCATAAGCGACATGGGCAGTGCGTTGATCAGCATCGCGGGTGGATTCACAATTGCCCCTGGCGGACCCGCGAGCAGATCAGGTGGGACATCGTGACCTTTCTGAATGTCGAAACCTATGGCAAACCGGAATTGTGGGGCTACTATAGCGCCTACGATCATGTGGCCTTTGCGCAACTCTTCGGCGCAATGATCGATCTTCCCGAAGGCTATCCGATGTATACCAATGACATCAAGCAGTGGTGTCAGGCGCTCGGTAATCCGCGCTTGCCGGAGCAGGGCAAAGGCGAACACAACGCGCTTGCTGATGCGCGCTGGAATAAAGTCGCCTGGGAATTTCTGCATACAATGGAAGGCGGCGCATCATGACCATTGCCGACGCGGTGCAAGCAATCATCGTGTGGCTGCGCACGGTAGCGGGCGTGCATGGCCCGCTCGCGGTGTCCGGCGCTGTGCAGGATAGCGCGCATCTGACGGTGGCAATCACGCCCGTCCAGCAAGCGACGCGCCGCTTTACGGTCGCGCTCACCGAGATTGCCGACTGCTGGCAAGTGACGGAGGTACTCTAAATGGATGAACGTATCCTTGCTATCCTGAAAGCCGTCGCAAATGTGGACTATGCGACTGCGGGAGATAATGACGATCCCTATTGCCTTTTTTGCGCATCGGATACGCCGTCAGGCAA